TGTGTCGATGCCGCGTGACTCCACAAGGGACTTGGTGATGGAAGCCTCAGTATCAAAGTAGAGACAATAACCATCAGGATGAACGTCAAGGAAATTCTTAACGACAGCGAGGGAGAAAAAAGTTTTTCCAGTAGAAGACTCGCCAGCAATAGCAGTAATCTTATTCCCAGATACACCACCAAATATGCTACCTGAAACCAGTGCATTAAAAATGTACGAACCCGTGTCCACATAAGTCTCAGTCTCGTCTATATCTGATGCTAATTTTGTATAGTCATCACCAATTTCTTTTACAATTTCTTTAAGAAAGTCCATCACGCAAAAAACAAATCAAGGTTTACAGTTTTTTCTACATTCCAACCAATCGCATCGAGAATAGATTTAAGTGGCTCTACAAAACTTTTCTCAAATTGTAAGTCATAGTCGATGTATTTGTCAAGTCCAAGTTCCTTAGGAAAATCTTGAATGAATGCAATCACATTCTCGTGAATAATATTTGGTTTTTTTAGAAAAATAAATTTGATTTTTTCACCGTTGTTGATAAGTGAATATTTATTTGTCAGTTTATTTGCTTTCACATAATGATTGAAAAGCAATGCACCTCTAACGTGAATTGGAGTTTTGTGAGCATAAATGTTTGAAGAAGAAAAATACTTTTGAACATCCGATGCAGTTCTAGGAAATGCAATTTGTTCAGGTGGAAGAGTTTTAAACTCCTCACGACACTTATCAATGAAGTTGATTACATCTTCTTCAGTTCCATTCATCATAATTTTGAGTGCATCCTTAATCATCTTGCGACAAGGAGCTGGTGTGGAAGACTTGACTGCTTCAATACCCATCATCTTCAGTTTAGGTTCGGTGTAAGCAACACCTTCACTATTCCAAACGTTGAGGATATAACGTTTCTTAGCAGTCCAGATACCACGGTCAGCAATGTTCTCACGCTTCATCTGCATCTTCTGATCATAGGCATTCACATAGTCAGCCAGTTCTTGGTAAGCACCTTCAATATACTTTTCAAGTTCCATTTCACAGACCTTATCAAGGAACGCGACAATGCTCTCAGTAGTTTTCGTTCTTCCCTTGAATACATTTTCAACCAAAGGGCCCATATTAAGGTAGATAGAATCAGTATCTGAAGCAATAACATAATCAACTCCATCGGTTTTGAGAATCTTGTTTAAATAAGCATTCATCTTATCTTCAATCCAACGAATTGAAACCTGTCCAGATAAAGTAATTGCTTCAGCGTTTGCTAGTTTGTAATAACGGAAATACTGGTTGCCGATGGCACCATAAGCAGAGTTAAGAGAAATCTTCTTTGCCATCTGGATGTTATTGCACCTTGCAATTTCCTTTTCCAGTTCTTTCGTTGGTGTTTTTTCATATGCTTTCTTAGCCTCAATCATCTTCTTTTTGAAGATTACACGATCCCCATACATTTTTTCCATGAGTTCTGGTAAGAATCCACGAACATCTTTGCGATACATTGCACCATTGGCACAAACCGCATAATTCTTATACAACTCGAAGTTGATTTCTTGATTCAGAACCCTTTCAACAGCTGCAGTGGGATGTCTCTCTTCCAGAAGGGTTTCTGGTGAGATGTTGTATTGCATGATGAGGTGAGGGTAAAGACTATTAAGATCAAAGTTAACCACCCAATCATATACCCCAGGAATCGGTTCTTTGACGTAGGCTCCTGCATACTTTTCATCCTTTGCAGTGCGTTCTTTCGGAGGAATAACAATATTCCTCTTCTTTAGGTAGTTATATATGATATTGTCCCACATGCGAACTTGATAGAAAACGTCACCAAAGTTAACCTTTGCGTCAAAAGCCATGGTAAGAGCAAGTTCAATCAATTTCATCTTGTCTTCCAAACGGTCAACAAGTTCTACGTCTTTGATGTTGTATTCAACAAACTTCTGCCAACCGTTTGTATAGAAGTCTTTGAAAGTATCAAACTCAGAGTGGTCTAATTTCTTCTGCCCAAGTTCTACTTCAGCAATATGGTCAAGTCGATATGACTCCTGGGCTTTATAAGTGAACTTCTTATACAGGTCAAGATAATCAAGCTGAGTAATACCACCAACATCAAAATAAACCTGCTTTCTACCACTCACATAGATTTCATTTTCTGTATTCAGACCCCAAGGTGAGAATCGCTTCATCTGTTTTTCACCCAGAACACGATTTAATCTACGACAGATATAAGGAACGTCATACAATTGAACGTTCCATCCAGTAATTACGTCAGGAACATTTCTGTCCCACCAATCAATAAATCGTTGCAATAAACTATACTCACTATCACAGGTATAGTAAGTTACATTACTTTGTTTGTTAACAAATGAACCAACTCCCCAAGTAATAATATTTTTGGTGTTGTAGTCTTGAATCGAAATAAGAAGAATTTCCTCAGAAGCTGATTCCACATCAGGGAATCCATTCTCAGATGCAACCTCAATGTCTAGAGTATATAAACGAATCTTAGAGATATCAAACTTAATTTCATCTTCAGGATACTTTTCTGTAATATATTGAGACACATATCTATCATTTCCATAGATACGAAATCCATCTACATCCTCATACTTTTTATAAAACTCACGACAGTCTCTTACAAGACCAGGTTGAATGGGTTCAACATTATCACCTTCAAGAGTCTTATACTTTGATGGTTTTTTAGAAGGAACGTAAAGTGTTGGAGTATATTCTTCCTTGAACAACACATAATTACCATCTTCATAACCACGGACAAGAAACTGGTTACCGATCAATTGTACGTTGGTGTAGAATCTCATTTAGTCAGTTGCTCGTATTTCTCAAGAAGGGTAGGTTTGGGGTCAGTAATCGTAAAAATTTTATCAGAGTGAATCATAAACACATTCTGGTTTGTGTGGTCAACCAACCATGGTTCTAAAACCGATTCTTTAACCACAAATGGATTCGTCAGTTTGCAATCTGGTTCTCCAAGTTCAGTAGGAACTTCTTCAATTTTGGAAACCAGAATGATGTTGTTTGTCAGTACTAAAAGTTTAATCATTTTCTTCTTTTAAGGATTTTAAAACTTTTGTTTGATACATTTCTTGCAGTTGATCGACAGGATCAACAAATCCAATAGGATAATCTTGAGGTACTATAATAGTCTCATCTTTAGACAAAGGAACCCAAGGATACAAACTAATATCAAAAGGAGTTGGTTCATTTGTAGTAATTAAATCATCGGAGCTAATTCTCTGCATATGAATTGTACAAGGTCTTGTTAGAGAATACCCTACCATTTTATCGTTTTCGGTACATACTTCACAAACATCTGAAATAATTTGCTCTCCAGATTTTAATAGAACAATTTTAATCGACATAATATTCGTTTACCTTTATCCATTCTACCAATAAAAAAGAGGGGTGTCAACTGGATTGTGCCAGTTACCCCTCAGCGCCGACGATATTCAAATCTATTTAGTCACCGGTGACTAAACGATTTCATACGTCTTTCGTTTCTGATGTTCTGGAATAACTCTATTTAGTTTAACAATGAGTAATCCATCAACAAAAGAGACATCTCCAACAATCACATCATCAGATAATGTCCAAGTGCGAGTAAAGGCTCGTTTTGCTAATCCATGATGTACATATTCATCAGATACATCACCAACTTTTTTGGCTTCAACAGTAAGTTTATTCCATTCTGTTGTTACTTCAATGTCTTCTTTTTTATAACCAGCAAGTGCAATTTCCAATCTAAAATTAGTTGTGTCTTCTTTGACAAGATTGTATGGTGGATAGTTTGTATGCGTCTCAAACGCAGCATCTAGTCTTCTAAACCACTCATCCATTCCAATGCTGTTTCTCTGAATTGCAGCTAAATATTTTTCGGTTTCTGGAACAGAAAGCGTAATGGAATTTGTTCCGAACATGGTAGACCTCCTTGAGCGTCTTAAGTGATTGTGGATCCTTTCGGCATCCACTACTAATTATAAGAGATATACAAAAAAAGGGAGTGTTGAACTCCCTACAGAATCATTCGGTTTCCTGGGTCTTGCCCTTTTTACCAATATTATACTTCTGCTCTAGAATCCAATCTCCTTTATCTTTATAAGACAGAACCTTAATTTGGTTCAATGGTGCAATATCAGCAATCGATTCTTGCTTTACCACAGTAATCAGACCCCAGTCAGCTAACAGTCTGGTGATGCGATTACGACGCTGAACATCATTCACAGTCAAGTTAGCGTGTTTGCCATCTAGAGCAAACAATTCCTTAAAGTGAACAAGGTAATAACGTCCTTGTTTATGAAGAATATGACAACTCTGATAGAGTTTCTTCTCCTTTCTTGATGCAACTCCGATACGGGTCAAAGTCTCACGAACTTTCAGGAAGTCATCAGGTTCATTGAGAAGGACTTCCACCATCATGTCGGGTGTCCAATTTACTTGGGGTTCAATAGTTTCGGTAGTCATTTCTTTCCGCCAGTTTCAAGTCGTTGTTTAATAAAATCAAGTTGTTGTTTATTTAGAATCTTCAGTGCTTGAGATGCTTTCTCGTTGCTGTATCCATAATATTGTTTGATACATTCTAAATCTGT